CTCCTCGAGGCGCTCGGATGACGGCAGCGCTTGACCTCGTCCGGGCGCTCGCAGCGGACGCGGAGGCCGATCCGCTCCGCTGGATCCAATGGCTCCCGCCGCAAGACGAGTTCCACCGAGACCCGAGCCCGGTCAAGCTACTCAGGACCGGCAACCAGCTCGGCAAGACGACGAGCGGGCTTGCGGAGGTTCACTGGCGGTGCCTCGGTGTCCACCCGCACTACGAGACGCGGGAGCCACCGATCGAGGCGTGGGTGATCTGCGCAAGCTGGTCGCAGTCGCTCGCGATTCAAGCGAAGTTCCACGCGATCTCCGGGCGCTACCTCGTCGACGGTACGCGCTTCGATGCGGTCAACGGCTTCCACGCAAACCGCCCGACCGCGCGGTATCCAAACGGCAGCGTTGTCCGGTTCAAGACGACGCAGCAGAATTCGTTGGACCTGGCAGGCGCGACCATTGACCTCGCGATGTTCGACGAGCCGCCGAAGTCGCCGCGGATCTTCGAGGAGGTTCGGAAGCGCCTGGTGAGGAGGCAAGGCGTGCTCCTCATGTGCTTGACGCCCGTCAACGCTCCGTGTGGCTGGCTCCGCGAGCTCTGCGAGGCCGGGCAGGTCGCGGACCATCACTGGCGCCTCGAGCCCGAGGCGTTGATCCCGGTCGGCGACACCGAGCCGCTCGAGCTCCCGGACGGCACGCCGATGAATGAGGCGTGGATCGACGAGATCCGGCGCAACACACTCCCGCAGGAGGTCCCCGTCGTCGTCGATGGGGAGTGGGAGATGCGCGTCGAGGGCCGCGTCTTCTCGCAGTTCGATCAGACCACGATGATTAGCGACACGCCGCCCGAGGGCGAGGTCACCGTCTGCGTCGGCATCGACCACGGCACGAAGGTGGGCAAACAGTGCGCGGTGCTCGTCCTCGTCGACAAGAGCGGCGACCAGGACCGCGTGATCGTATGGGACGAGTACATCGGCGCGGAGAACACCAGCACCACCGACGACGCTCGCGGCATTCTCGACATGCTCAAGCGAAACGGGCTCCGGTGGTCACAGCTCGACGAGGTCTGGGGCGATCGCCTCTACCTCCGCGGCATCGCAGACAAAAAGAGCAACCGCGATCTAATCGACTCCGTCGCGAGGCTCCTCCGCGTCCCGTCTCGGTCGCTCTCGCCGTCGATCCGCACGGTCAAGCGCGGACAAGGGCGAGGCAAGGGCTCCGTCGACGCTGGCTGCCGCTACTTGCACCAGGCGATGGTTCATGACGGACACTTCCAGGTCCACCCGCGATGCGAGAGCGTGACCGAGGCGCTCCTCCGCTGGGACTACCGAGACGACGACTACAAAGACAAGATCGATGCGCTGCGCTATGCTCTCCAACGAAGCATCTTCGCTCCGCGGCGCAAGCGCACCAAGCGGCGGCTCTATCTGTATTGAGGCTTGCGATGTACCAGCCCGGATACCCTGACTACCCGAGCCTCCCGAACCCGCCGACGCCGACGAACGCCGGCGAGGCGAGCCGGTGGGAGGAGACGCGTCGCCGTCGTCGCATGCTCGAGGGCACCTGGCGCGACGACCTCGAGCAGCGTCTCCAGGAGCACCTCGGCTCCGTTCGGCGCGACGCGTGGGGACCGTTGAGCCTGGCGCTAAACCCGTTCCGGAGCATCTGCACCGAGCTGTCGGTCCTCTACGACCAGACGCCGACGATCCTCCACGACCAGATCGCAGACCCGGGCATCGCTCGCCAGCTCGAGGTCTCCGGGCTCTGGCAGATGATGCAGCGTGTCCAGGTCTACACGCTCGGACTCAACGAGTGTTTTGTCCGTCCGCACGTCGACGAGCGCGGGCGGTTCTCGTTCCGCATGGTCACGCCGGATTTCGTGCGGGCCTATGCCACGATGGACGACCCGCGGCAGCCGGTCGCGCTCATTGAGTACCGGCTCCGACGTCTGCCGCCTCGCGAGCTCGGCGGCCCGCGCGAGCTCGGCTGGACCGCGGACCACTACGACGTCTCCGATCCTGAGCGCCCGGTCTACATGATCCACCTGGTCGACGAGAACGGAAAGCTAAAGCTCGACGTCACGGACTACTACCTCGGCGGGCGGTTCGAGGGCGACGCGTACCCGTTCCGGAGGTCCTCGGGTCGCCCGTTCATCCCGTTCGCGCTCTACCATTCGACCGGCGGCGGGCAGCACCTGTTCAGCCCGTACGACGGGCAGGAGCTCGTAGAGGCGTCGCTCGACCTCTCCGTCCTGCATCAGATGGTCGTTCACACGTTCCGGGATGCGAGCTGGCCGCAGCGCTACGTCGTCAATCTCCAGCCGGCAGGCGTGTCGGTTGTCGAGACCACCGACGGCGCTCGAGCAGAGGTCGTGACCGATCCGGCGTCGCTGATCCAGTTCGAGTCGATCCCGGACAACGAGGGCGTTGGGCAACCGATGATCGGGCAGTTTTCTGCCGGCGGCGATCCAGGCAAGATGGAGGAGACGCTTGCCAACATGGCAGCCCGCGTCGCCTCGGACGCCGGCGTGCCACCGTCCGATATCCAGCGGCTCGGAGGCACCGCCCGCAGCGGCGCCGCGATCTCCCTCACCAACGAGGGCAAGCGCAAGGCGCAGCGCAAGTATGCCAACGTCTTCCGGGACTCAGACGAGCGCCTGGTTGGCATGTGCGCGGCGATGTTCAACCGCGCGACCGGTGCTCCCGAGGGCCGGCGCTACGTCGAGGGCGGCTACCGCGTGCTCTACCACGAGCTCCCGCTCTCGCCCGAGGAGCGCCGCGCGCGTCGTGAGGACGTGATCGCCATGCTCGAGGCCGGGCTCCTCTCGCCGGTCGGCGCTTACATGGAGCTACACCCGGGCGTCACGAAGGCGCAGGCGACGCGCGCGATCCTCGAGATCCGCGACCCAGACGCCGCCGACGACTTCCGAGAGGAGTAACGGTGCCGCCGTTCCGTCCGCCGCTCGGAGTCGCCAGAGCCGCCGCGCGCGCGCTCGAGGTCCGCGAGGCCGCGCCTCCGTCCCGTCGAGGTCTCACGCCGGTCGGTCTGGCTCGAGCTCGCGACCTCTCCAACCGCCGCAACGTCTCGATCGCGACGCTCCGACGGATGCTCGGCTACCTGTCGCGGCACCTCGTCGACAAGCAGGGCGAGACGTGGAGCGAGCGCGGTAAGGGTTGGGTCGCGTGGCATGCGTGGGGCGGAGATGCCGGCGGACGCTGGGCGATCCGCGAGCTCCGCCGCTATGACGCGGAATGGTTCGAAACGTGGTCCCGAGGGCCGCGCAACCGGGCGCTAATGCGCCATCTCAGGAGAGAGCAATGAGCGACGACACCAAGACGGAGAACGAGCAGCTCGTTCCGATCCACCGGCTCCGCGAGGTCAACGACAAGCGGCTCGAGCTGGAGGCCCGGATCAAGCAGCTCGAGGCCGAGGCGCAGACCCTCACCGAGCGCGCCGCGACTGCGGACACGCTCGCGCAGCAGCTCGAGGCCGCCAACCAGGCAGCCCGACAGGCAGCGCAGGGACTCACCGAGTACCAGGCGGCAGCGCGGATCGGCGTCACCGATCCCGAGCTCTACGAGGCGGCGCGGTGGGCCTACAACCGACTCCCGGAAGCAGACCGGCCCGCGTTCCCGGAGGCGCTCGAGGCGTGGAAGTCGGACCCGAACGCGGCGCCGCTCGTGCTCCGTCCTCACCTCGCACCGGCACCGGCACCGGCTCCGCAGGCGGCAGCACCGCAGGCAGCACCGGCACCGAACCCGAACCAGGGCGCGCAGACGTTCGAGGCCGCACCGAAGGCGGTTGACGTCATGAGCATGAGCCTTGATCAGTACCGGCAGCACCGGGATCGGTTCAAGGGCACGTCGCTGATCTGATCGCGTTGACAGGCCGCCCGGGAGGTTGTAGGCTTTCCGGGTAGAGCCTCGGGTCGCACCCCGTAAAACGCGCGAGGGCTCGTCAACCGCTCCACCCTCGCACGTTTTTATGGAGGTCCACCATGGCCGACGAAGTGCTGTACAGCGGGCTTGGCGATCTGCGCCTGGCCAAGATCCTCAACAACGAGATCCAGCTCCTCCTCGCGGACCGGTTCTCGCTCCGCAACCACCCGAGCATCTTCCAGGCCGGCAACATCGCCGGGCGTGGTAGCGCCGTTCTCTCTGTGCCCCAGGCCGGTCTGGACGGGTACGACTTGATGACGGCGCCCGCCTCGGAGGCTACCGCCGCGGTGAACACGCCGCTCACCGATAGCTCCGCGGACATCACGATCGCCCGCTACGCACTCCGCCGCGAGATCAGCGACCTCGCCAACATGACCGACTCGGTCGGCCTCAATGTCGAGCGCCTCGCCGCTGACATGGTCGGCGCCTACGAGATGGCCGTGACCAACGCGATCTGCAACACGATCGACGGATTCACGACCACCGTCGGCACCTCCGGCAGCGACATGACCGTCGACAACTTCTTCAGCGCTCTGTTTGCGCTGGAGCAGGCGTCGGTGCAGACCCCCTACGTCGCAGTCCTGCACCCCGTGCAGCTCACCGACCTTCAGAACAGCATTCGGGCCGAGGCCAGCAACGCGATCGCGTTCTCCCCGGCTACCGTCGAGATGCTCGCCGCCAAGGGTCAGGGCTACGCAGGCTCGTTCATGGGCGTCGACCTCTACAAGTCGAGCAAGGTCCCGACCGCGAACGCAGGCGCAGACCGCGCCGGCGCTATGATGGGCTACGGCGCTATCGGCATGGCCGAGGGCTCCGTCCGTCCGATCGCAGCTCTCGGCGGCGCTCTCCAGTTCCCGACCGGGACCGTCATCGCTGTCGAGTACGAGCGCAACAGCGCAAGCGCTCTCACCGCGATCACGGGCAACGCATACTTCGGTGTCGCGAAGCTCCAGGACGGCATGGGCGTCTCGATCATCACCGACGCGTGATTCTTCCGGGTCGGGGCCGGGCGGGGGCTTCCGCTCTCTCTCGGTCCCGGCCCGGCCCCGGTCCATTCACCCTCAACATCAACCCGAAGCAGAGAGAGAGCAACGATGCCGACGGAATTTCTCGGAGGCGGGCGCGCGCCGATCCGCCGCACCAGGGGATCCGCGAGGGTGCTCAACGAGGCGCCGCGCGCCGACTTCACCTTCATCCATCATCCGGCTCGATGGCACGAGGTAAACGGCGAGCTCCTGCCGGTCCTCGCAACCATGAGCCACGCGCCCGGTGTCAACAACGTCGACAACTACGGCGACACGACCCGAGCAGAGGTCAACGCTCGCAAGGGCGGTTGGACCCTGATCCCTCCCGAGGCATGCCCTTCGAGCATGACGCCCGACGGGATCGCCGGCTACGTTCGCGTCTTCGACGGTCGCGCCGGTCCGATTCACGTCTCCGCCTGGGAGCAGCCGCGCGCGATCGGCTCGCGCGTCACCTGGGTCACCGACGCAGACGGCTACAACGCCTGGCTCCGTCATCTCATCGCAGAGGGCTACATCGCTCCGCCTGATCCGGCGATCGTTGACCTCCTCCGCGAGCAGCTCCTCACGAGCCGATCGCGTAAGGCGGTGCAGGCCGATCTCAACAAGTACGCCGCACAGGATGTCGAGCGCATTGACGCAGCGCTTGACCGGCTCGACGCAGCGTGGCGGAAGGTCGAAGGCGAGCCCGAGCCCGCTCCGACCGCAACGCGGAAGCGGGGCAAGGCATGAGCGGCGAGGACAAGTCGATTCGCGAGGCGCGCGATCGGTTCGAGAAGCGGCTCCGCGACCAGGGCGTGTCGAGCTCCGACGCGCGGCGCGAGGCCGTCAAGCAGGCGCAGCAGGCCGACCGGAAGAAGCGAGGCTAAACGATGGCGCACAACGGTACGATCTTCCACGCGGCCCGATTCGCTCTGCCTGACCTGATCGTCAAGGGGCGCGACTCGCACGCCGTGCTGGAGGTCTACTTCAACGGCGCGCGGCAGAACATGTCGAGCGCCAGCGCCACGATCTACCGGCCCGACGGCACCGTCTTATCGACACCGACTGTAGTCCTCTCGGACGGCAACAAGCTCGGCACCGTTACTGTCACGGGCGCGTCTACGAGCTCCGAGACGCTCGGCGACGGATGGCGGATTTCCTACATCGTCACCGTCGACGGCGACGTCTTCGAGTTCTCGAACGAGGCGATGCTCGTTCGCGCTGCGCTCTACCCGGTGCTCACCGATCCGGACCTCTTCAAGCGCGTGTCGAGCCTCGACCCGGCAGGCACTACGCCGATCACGAGTCTCACGACCTTTCAGACGTTCCGCGACGAGGCTTGGATCGAAATCTCGCAGCGACTGATCCAGGAAGGCAACCGGCCCGCGCTCATTCTGTCGCCTACGGCTCTGCGCGGTCCGCACCTCGAGCTGACGCTCGCAATGGTCTTCGAGGATCTCTCGACGCGCCTCAACGAAGCATACGAGGCACGCGCGCAGCAGTACCGGCGGCAGTACGAGCACACCTGGCGCCGTCTGACGTTCCGGTACGACTCGGACGAGGACGGACACGCCGACGACGTCCGACGCCGTCGAGGCCACGGCACGCTCTGGATGTGTGGCGGGCGTAGCAGGTCGGTCCGATGAGCGCGCTCACCGTCGCCGCCGTCCGGCAGCGCGTAGAGGCCGCGCTCGTCGCGTCGCCGAGCTTTACCAAGTCGCGTTTTCACCCGGACTTGTTCGGCATGGACGCTCGGCTCCTCATGCACGGCGCATGCGCGGTCGGAGCTCCGCTCACCGGAGTGCATCCGACGTCGCAGCGGCAGCGGCTGACAGAGGGCGCGCTCGTCAACACGACGATTGAGGTCAAGGTCGCCGGCAACCACCGAGCGGACAACCAGGTCGCGGACTTCGACGCCCTGCTTGCGCTCGAGGCGCTCGCGATCACGACCGTCGAGGGCATCACCCGGACGGATCTTCATATCGTCTTCGAGAGCGCCGCCCGAGAGCCGACAACCGAGTTCGAGTTCCTCCTCTCCGTGATCACCTTCCGAGCTATCCACCGGCTCGCTTTCCAGTAGGAGCCAACAATGGCCGCAAGCACCGTTATCAAGCACCTTTACGATGGCTCCATCACTGTCGAGGACGGCACCACGCCGACCGCAGTGAGCCTCGCGATCCCGTTCACCGTCGGCGACCTCTCGCTGGACACGCTCCAGGAGAGCAGCCGCGGCGTCCAGGCGTACCAGACGCGCGGATCTCTGCACTCGGTTCGTCTCGCCGCTCGGGAGTTCCCGACTGTCACGTTCTCGGCACAGCTTGCGGACCTCTCCGACGGCACCGACGGCACCCTTGTCGACTTCGTGCTCAAGCAGGCGAGCTACTCGGCAAACGTGTCGACCCTGTCTGGCTCCGACGTCTACGCCGTCAAGATCACGCTCACCGTCGAGGGCACCGATCTCGGCGACGCCGCGGACCACACGATCACGCTCGACGACGTCCACTGCACCATGGCGATCGCAGAGGGCGAGCCCGATACCGTCACGATCTCCGGCACCGTCTACGGCGCCGTCACGATGACCTGAGAGCCCCTCGAGGGCAGAGAGAGAGCACCATGGCAACCGTTACGCTCGCAGGCGTAGACGTCCCGCTCGAGGCGCCGGCATCGGCCTCGGCTCGGTGGGACGTCTACAGCGCCGCGACCTCCAACCCCAATCGCGCATTCGCTGCCGCTCTGGCTCTGTGCTGGGCTGGCAAGAACAAGCCCCGGACGCAGCTCGCTCGGCACCGGTTCGACGCGCTCGCGTTCGGCGGCGCCGTCCTCGACGAGCTCGTCTCGCGAGGCGTCCCGCTCCCTGAGGTCATCGGCGCCGGTCTCGTCGCCTGGCGCCTCTGCGGCGAAGGCTTGATCACAGGCGAGGAGGTCGAGGACGCCGAGGGTTTCTCCAGCGGCGAGGAGGAATAGACCGGGCCATCCTCGCCGTATGCCGCGACTACAGCATCACGCCGCCGGAATGGCGCGCGCTTCCGAAGGAGGACCGGATCGCCATGCTCGCCGACTCCAACCTCCGAGCCCGTGCCATGTCCA